AATTTCTGTCCGTTGGAGAGCGGTATTCCACCGCGATCTCCAATTTGACATAAGTTCCTTCCTGCAGCTGGTCGACGACTCGTCACTATAGAAGAAGAGTCCTGTAAGGGACTTTTCGTTAGTGACGGGTATGGACCCAAATACTTTGGTTACTTCACTCTGCAGAAGATCCGCAGTAGTAAGGTAACCCGCTTCCCTGAGGCTATTTACATAGCTCACATAAGAAGCGGTGGCAGTTGGCGACGGAATCTCGCGCCATGGTGTTTTGATACGGACGACATTAACGCTTTCTAGCTTGAAAGCGTCCATGCCACACGATTCTTTGAAGAATCGCCCCGTACAACACTTGTCCTCATTGAACTTCAGATGAAGTTCTTCGAAGACGGGACGAAAGACTTCATAGTGCGCTGGTTCAGCGACTATGTCGTCACCGTAAACATACACATCAGGAAGAGATCTAAGATCCCTACTGGTGCGTATATCCGTGAGTGAACCGACCGCAAGGGCCCAAAAAGTTAACGCCTCGATAGGAAAGCAAGTTGCACTTCCCATCGGGGCAAACTTATTGAGCACCAAACGGTGTCCATCTGGCAAAACTGTACCGCTCGATCTACAGGCATTAAGTGCCCTATAAATCGGAGCGGGGAACAGTTTTTTCACAAGCCAGTTGGAGACTCGGTCTGAGGCTTCCGACATGTCGTAGGTATTGTACCTACCACAGTGGGAATTCTCGAGTGCGAGGCCACGATTAATCTCTTGGTCCGTGAAGTTCACGAAACCAAAGCAAGGATTGGGATTGCTCCCGGCGTAAGGTGACTCTAGATAAGAGTACAACTCACGCATAATGCCTTGTTGAATCCACTGCATTTCTAGTGGTTCCATAGATATAATGCGGGGCCCTCTAGAATCCTTAGGTACAAGCGTAATTTTCGCTGTACCTTGACATAGTTCTTCCATGTCATTCAGGGTTTCCAGAGTGTCTACCAGGTGGCTCAGGTTGTACTTGAAGTAATCCACGAATGGATAAACTTCTTCCAACCCACCATAGATGCGTGAGAAGTTCATCTTCTCATTGTGCACCTCACCAGTAGCCACTGCACCAGGACCATGTCTTGGATGGATGTCCTTCAGATTTAAATCTGAAAGGACGCAACACAACAACATGTGAGCGTTCTCCAACGCTCTTTTTGTTGCAGGAGAGAGAATAACTTCTTCGTCTCTCTCCGGCAGACTAGAATCCGTGACTCTGAACTGCTCGAGTACACGCTCTTCGTCCGCTTTGTTGCAGCTCCCGTCCAGCTTATACATCAAGTAACACACTTGACGTATGGTTCGTACGGCGTGCACCTGAACTGAGGTATCAAACTCAGAAAGGTGCTCATGAACTAACCCGTCAGGGTCAAACACCAACCTCCAATACCGCTGTAAAAACAGTGGAAAAGGATTCTTCTTTGAGAGTGCGAAACCGCAACCCTCAAAAGAGATAGGTGAATCGCTGCTAAGTGCTTTGTCTAAGCACTTACCGAGCGACGGTAGCGTCTTCGTAAAGAAGCTGCTACCTTCTGATCCTGCACGCAGTCCGACCGTGATAATATCACGATCGGGCCGAATGGAAGGAATGGTAGAACATGTTTCTGCCGCGTCCCTTAGGAGTTGGACAACGATTCTCGTATAAATTGAGAGATCGTTGGGCTTTTCAGGTTTCCTTCGAATTGTCCTTTTCGTCTTTCGACGAGGAGGATTTTTCATGGAGGTCTCCTTCCGGCTCACATATTGTAGCCCTTTCCCTTTGGAACCACAGCTTAAGACCAACGATTAAGTAATCGATGATCTTCAGGACAACCAGCGTGGAAACACGCTTAGGATTGTCCCTGCAAGAACGGAGTGAGGAACTCAGACCAATCGGTCGCCACAGAGGCGTCGTTGATCGAGTTACCACGGACCATTCCTGTAAGCTGTTCAACCATGTACTGGATCTTTGACGCGGATGTTTCCATCGCTACGTCAGGTATATCCAGAGTCAGGTTGATCACAATCTCGGGAACACTGAGATCGGGGTCACCTGATGCGTCCAATGTTGGTCCAGTGATGGACAACAAATGGCGCTTTCGCGCTTTAACACCACTTGCGGCATTTGCATGCGCAAGCCGGATACAGCACGGACCATAGGCGTTCGGCGTTGTCCGCTGATAGCGAGTATTATTACTCCCATCAGTCGGCATACGATCGTACGACTCTGTGTCCGATGTTGCACCCACGGTGTCTTTATGGGCGAGTAAGGGGTCACTAAACATGTGAGCCTCCTTCTGCGAAATTAATCGCGTTTGTACTTACGTTTAGACGTAAGCAATGCAGCAGCCGTAACAAGCTGTTTACCAGAAGGCAAACGAAGCTCAGGCCATTGCAGCTTCATTAAGGTCCACGGAATTCCCGTAAACCGGTGATAAGCAGAAAGTCGAGTTTCGACTCCTGCGGAAACTGGGGGAACGTCAAACAACGTCGAATCTCTTATAGGGAACTCTTGAGTTCCTGTATAAGGGAAATGACCGTTGATCGGCCGGTTCGTATTGCTTGGAAGGGGTTTAAATCCCGTTTCCAAGTCAAACGATTCGTGCCGTATACGATAGTTATATTTATAACTATAGCAGTAGTCGTGAATGACTACATTGACGGGAAGAGCCGGCTTGTCGCCAAGCTCTTCAAGGAGTGCGGTAACATCATAAAGCCAATCTACTATAAACGAAAATGGAAAAATCTGCCAGGCATCTGATGCCGACACATTTATTCCAAACCTATCCCAAATCGCAAACATGCGAGTTAGTTTCCCCATATCGGGGATTTGATAGGAGTATCGTGTAGTAGCATGGAAAATGAGGTTATCCACATTCTTGGTTTCGTTGAAAAGGACCTTGAGCTTAGGAGCTGCAAGATCACCCAACAAAAGGCCATCCGGAACATCTACATATTTGTAGCTGCTCTGAGTGGCCATCCAAGAGGCGTCCCTAAAAGTATAGGGACTGAGACTCTTCCGGTACCGGTGCGTTAAAATCTTACCTTCATTATCGAAGAATTCTTTTAAATCAGTTTCTAAAAGAATCAAACGAGTAAAGATGGTTTCGAGATCGCGCACCAGAGGAAACCAGCCGAAAATGGCTGAGAGGTAGTGGTCCGATATTGAGCTGACCTTGATGTTTGGCTTAGTAAGAAGCTTTTTAAGGAATTTAGGAAACCCTGTCACAAGTGCGACAGCGTTCTTAAACAACCCTTTAAGCTCTACAAGCTCAAATAAGAAAACGGGTAATGAATACCCATCATCAAGAACCGGCCCAAGATCTTCCAGAGACCATTGGATTAATTGCACAGTCTTTAAAGTAAAGGACGGTGCATCAATCAGATATGGATCACGCGGAACTAGTACATCGACGGGGTCTTCACCCCGAACGAGGACTAAGGAACGCGTTTCCATAAGACTGAGAGCTATCTGTTGAGCATTCCAAGGAATGATCAGCTCAATATTCGCACGGATCCCAGTCATGGGAAGCGAGGGATATTCAGCGTACAGATAGTTCCACCAGGCATCAATTTCTTCTTGCGACGCGTTTATAAGCGTGCCACATAAGAAATGCCCGTCAGTCACGGTGTGAGGAGCGAACGCCCCAGAAAACATGGGGACAAAGTCCGCACCTTCCATACCGTCTGTGGACAAAACTAGATTACCGTTTTGTCCACCTGTGGTTTCTAAAACCAAGTGATGACATTCATTAAAGCTTTTGTAATCCGAATTATCATATTCGAGAATACTGGAGCTATGAATGAAGTCCACCTCCAAAGGATCGAAATCCTCGGCGGAAGTGAAAACGCGAGTCCACCTACTATCGTAGGGTGGACACGACCGATGTTCTTGCACGTTAATCGCATCGAGCAGGGGGTCAAATCTGACCCTTCTGTCAATAAACGTTGACGTGAAGACTCCGGGCGTGTAATTAGCGCGCTTCTCAGTTAGTTTTACTAACATAAGTCTACCTTCCTTTGTATG